AAATAATTGGTTAGTTGAATGATAAACTTTGTTTATCATTCAACTTATTAATACAAACAAATCTTTGATTTGTTTGTATTGATTCAATAAATGACAATATTTATAATAATGAAATAATTGGTTCGTTGGATGATAAACAAAGTTTATCATCCAACTCATTAATACAAACAAAATCTTTGATTTGTTTGTATTGATTCAATAAATGACATTATTTATAATAATGAAATAATTGGTTCGTTGGATCATAAACTTTGTTTATCATCTAATTGATACAAATTAATCTTTGATTTGTTTGTATCGATTCAATAAATGCCAATACACCCATTTTTATGAAAATTATTAAAAATTTCATAAATAATTTTTGCATAGAAAAAAATACGTGTATTTTTTTCTATGCTCATTAAATATATCTATTTTTTAATAAATCATTATAACATATAAATTTATTAAATATTGTTTTTAAATACACTAAATAATATTTATAAAATGAGTATGGTAAAATAATAGTTTTTATGAAATTTTTGATAATGTTCATAAAAATGATAATATTTATAATAATGAAATAATTGGTTAATTGGGCGATAAACTTTGTTTATCATCCAACTTATTGATACAAATAAATCAAAGATTTGTTTGTATAGATTCAATAAATAACAATATTTATAATAATCGAAATGACAATATTTATAATAATGAAATAATTGATTTAATTAATGATAATACACCCATTTTTATGAAAATTATCAAAAATTTCATAAAAAATATTATTAAATATACCTATTTTTAAATAAATAATTATTACAAAATTATATACATTTATTAAATATTATTTTTAAATATACTAAATAAAATTTATAAAATGAATATGATAATATAGTATTTAAATATAATCTTTAATAAATTTATATAATTTTGCAAGTAATAATGATTTATTAAAAAAACATTTACCCATATTAATTTTATAAATAATAATTAGTGTAGTTAAAAATAATATTTAACAAATTTATATAATTTTGTGAGTAATAATTATTTAATTAAGTAATAGGTGTGTTATAAATAATAGAAAAAAAATAGTGAATAAATAAATTTATATATTATTTAATAAAAATTTATAAATAGTATAAATATTATTATATTTAATATTTTCTATTAGACATGTTGTATTTATAATTTTTTTATTAAAAAATTTAATTTTTAAATGTGAATAATCTATTAAATTATTATTATAAATAAAAAAAATAAATGGAATAGAAGGATTATAATATTTTATTATATTAGTTACATCAATTTTTATATTTAATTCATCATTATATAATTCTATATTTAATACTACTGGTATAATTAATATATCATTATTGTTAGATATATTATATATATTTTCAACTTTATATATTATTGATTTATTATATATATTACAAATAGATTTTATTAAAAAGAATGGTATAAATTGTAAAAATCTTCTATATATTATTGGAACTTTTATTAAATTATTTTTTGATTTATTATTATCTACAATAGCATAAATAGATACAAAATTATTATATATTAATGTTCTAATTTTAATTAATGTAAACATTATATTCATTATAATTAAATAATTATATGCTTTAATTATGTTTTATAAAAAAAATTGAAATAAAAAAAATTTATATTATAAATTTTATTATTTTACCATAAATTATTTATCAATTATTATCATCATGACAAAAGTTCCAAAAAAAAAATTAAATAATACTATGTTTAATAAATTATCAGAAAATACTAAAAATAATAGTGAAGATACAAAACAATGTAATTTATCATCGCCACCATTATATCCACCGCCAAAACCACCTAATGAAATAGTATTGAATAATATATCTGAAATTACAACTGATCAAACAAAAAATGATGATGTATTAAAAGAAATACCACCATATTACAATCTATTACCAGGTACTATACCAACTATATCACCATTACAAGTTATAGATAATTCTGAAATATCAACAAATGTAGAATTAGATACATTAAAATTATTACCACCAGGTTTAATAATAAATAAATATTTACTATTAGAAAATAAATTAAATATTATATTAAATGATATAGAAAATATTAAAAAAAATTTTATTAGTGATACTCGTGATGATATGAATATTAAACATAATTTAGAATCGTTATGTTTAATATTAAATCAAACATCAGAAATATGTAGATTTAATTTGATTTAGATGGACTTAATACTAATTTTATTTCCCCCATTGCAGCAATTTGATAAGTAATAATAATAGGATAATCATTTTTAAGAAATAATGTAACTTGATTACATAAATTTGTACATTTTGTAAAAATTAAAAGAAATTTTAATTCAAATAATCCTTGTACAATTTCATTACTATTATTTGATGTTGAAACAATTGATAATCCACCATTAGTTTCACCAACTTCAAATTCAATATATCCAATCTCACCTTTACCAGAAAATATTATTTTTTTTGTAGTAGCTTTAATTTCTATTTTGTCTGTAGTAGCAGACATATCTTTACAATATTTATGAAAATCTTGTGTAGGTAAATTAATTAAATATGGAAAAGAAATTGGTGAAATATCATATGTTTCACCTTCAATATCCATTAGATTTAATTTAAATGTTTTTTTTTCTTTCTTTTCAACACTTTCTAAAATAATTATTAATTTATTTATATCATCACTATCGACTAACCATGTCATTGTATCAAAATGTGACATACATTTTAAACATTTAAGTAAATTACCAATATCAATACCTAATGTTATTTTATTTTTATTATAATTATATTTATATACATCAAATTTGTCTGCATCTAATTTCATGTATACTAATATTTTACCTGTTTTATTAACTTCTTTTAAAACTAATCCTCCTATTGTTTTTTTATCATCATTTTCAATATAATATGGATAAAAATCAAAATTCGCATCAGTTAATAAAGAATTTATACAATCAATAACTATTTTAATTGCTGTAGTTTGTGTAGTTTTTAATTCTAATATATAAACCATCAAAATTATAACTAAATATAAATATAATCCTTTAAAATAATATTATTATAAAAATATTTTAAAAAATACTAAAATAAAATCTAAGTTAATATATATTAAATGGTAAATACATATAAATTAACTAATCCATATATTCAAGGTGATTTTAAATCGAAAATCAAAGCTAAAAATTCGAAAGAAGCTGCCAGTATATTTTATAAAAATCTATCAGAACATTTTAATAATGCTGTACCATCTTTCCATTTTACTATTCAAAAAGGTTCATCAGGTTTAGGTAGTTATTATCATTTTAAAGTTTCTGAACTTAGAAAAAATGATGAAGTAAATTATTCAATTGAACCAATTAAAATTAATAATGAACAAAATGTTATTAAATCATTTAATAAAAAATTAGAAAATTTTAAATCTAAATTTTTAAAAAATCAAGATGGAGGAAAACATCATAAGAAAAAAAAATATGATGATTCTAGTTCGGATTCCAGTTCTGATTCTGATTTTATATATAAAAAAGTAAAAAAACATATGCCTGTATCACAACCTATTTATTATTGGTGGTATGATCCTTACATTTATGATATTGATACAGTATTTATACCTACATTTTATTCTTATATTACACCATATATACAATATAATATGAGACCATAAATATTTTTATGAAAATTATTAAAATTTTCATAAAATAATTTTATTTTTTAAGTTGCCATGTATTTGAACATAAAGGACATCTTTTATTTTTATTAACCCAAGGATCAATACATTCTTGATGAAACATATGTCCACATATACCTGTACTAATATATGAATCTATATCTTTTTCTTGATTATAAATACTATTTGTATTTAATGAACATCTACATATGGTACAATCAGTATTTGAATTTAAAATATAACTCCAAGATCCTATTAATTTTATATCGTTGATAATAAACTTAGATTTTTCAATTTTTGTATTATCATTCATTATAAAATAAAAATATATTATAAATCTTATTATATTCAATTTTTTATATATTTACATTTCTAAAATATTCATTTCTAAATTTATTCATGGTTTTATCATCAATTGGATTATTTATAATATTGTCAAAACTTTCACCACTTGCTTTTCTTATTATAAAATTAATTGAATATACTCCGCATTCTGAATTATCAAATTGGTGTTGAATGTAATTATATCTTATATCTATACCTTGTAATAAATTATAAATATATTTATTAGAATTAGTATATTTATTAGAATTAGTATATTTATTTTCTTTAAATGATTTTACAATTGATCTTATTGATAATTTTTGATTATAATTTTTAAAATATAAATATTTAGTTATTCTACTTATGAATTTTTTTATTTTTTTCTTCGGCGATTTACCAACTGAATCAAAATAATAAATAGAATATTCTTTCAAATCAAAATATAATCCAACCCAATGAGAACCACTTTTATAATGTTCATCTAAATTAATTACTAGTCCAATTTTTGTTTTACTTTCAAGTTCTAATTCATGAAATTTAATATCACTTATTCCAAGAATTGGTAAATCTTCAAAATCACATGGAACAGCTCCTAAAAAAAGAAAATCAGGATACACTTTATGATATTGATCTATCACTTCATTTATATGATTTGTATTTAACCATTCATATTGTCTTTTTGGGCCTAAAGGCCTAAAAGTGTAATTATTAATATTTTCATTATTTAATTGTTTAACAATATCAAGTCTTAACCAACACATTTGATCTGAACATTTATCAGATAAAGCATATTCAAGACTTTTAATAAGTTCTTCTCTGGGTAAATCTGGATCAATTTTTTTTGTCGGATTATATATATTATATCTTTTAGCAATTTCTCTTAATGCATCTGTGTCAAAACAAGAATCTATAGTAGTAATGTGAGGTGCACATTTATCGGGCATTAATAATATTATTTATAGGTAGATTTTTTATATATTACTGTAAATATATTTAAATATTTTTTTCTATATTATTTTATATGATGTATGAAAATAAATATTTAAAATATAAAACTAAATATTTAGAATTAAAAAAAAAAATTTTAATGAAAAATGCAAATTCAACTATAATGACAGGCGGAACTAATAAAAAAGATATTATGGATATTGAAAAACTTACCGAAACACCTTCTAAACTCGATACTTATGGATATGAAATGATTAATGATAAGCTAGTTTTTAAGGAAGATATAATAGGTGGAACAAATGAATTACATAAATTAATTAATTCAAATGAATATAATAACAGTGTAAAAAAAGAAAATGTAGAATATAATACAGATGAATTATTTATGGAAGGTGGTAAAAAAAAATATAAAACAGTAGAAAAAAAAATTGAAAGTGACGATGAATCTAAACATAATATAAATAAAAAAAATACAAAAAAAAATGAATTAGAATCAGAATCTAGTTCAGAATCTACTGATAGCGATTTATTTTCTAGTGGTTCATCTAATATTTCATCATCATAATAAAATATAATTATATTGTATTATATTTTATTACATAATTTAAATAACTTCTAATAAAAATACTAATTTATGAGGAAGATTATAAAAATTACATATATTATTATTACAATCTCTAAATTCAATATCTAATTTATCTAAAATATAACTATTTTCTAATTTAAAATAACAATTTGATTTTTCATTAGGATATAATATTCCAAATGGTTTATCTGATAAATTAGTTAAATATAAATATACTTCTTCATTTTTACGTAAATCCCATTGCCTTTCAGCTTCATAAATATATTTGGTTTCACATTCTTCTGATTGAATTGATTCAATTGATTCAATACAATCATTTATAAATCCTAATACTTGCGTTGATAATTTAGTAGGTATAATTGATATACTTTGATTACTATTTAGTATTATTTTTTGGTCAATATTAATTGATAATTTAATATTAAAATCACATAATAATCTATTCATTTCATCTATTAATTGATTTATTGTATAATTACCATTTAATAATTTAATTTCATGAATTTCATCATTAATATTTATTTTAAAATTATTATTATAATCTTCAATATTATATTTACTAAAAGGTATATAATGTAACACTAATTTTATTCCTATTATATTAGGTGAATTATTAATATTCCACGTATAACATGATTCATTTTTTATACTACTAACTTCCATTTGAATATATTGAATTTTAAATAAATTTGAATATTCTTGAATTATTTCATTTATATTATTTTCTTTTCTTAATAATTCTATTTCTTTTTTATTTAATTCCATTTCTTTTATAATTAGATCATTTGATTTACTCTCAAATTTTGTTTTTTCATATAATAAAATTTTATTTTGTTCTTTCAAATTATCTATATCATTAATCAAATTTGTTATAATATCTCTAGATTGATTTGTATTTCTTATTTGTAAATCTTTCGTTTGATCTAGGGTTATAATTTGTTTTTCCCGTAATTGTTGGTCCCGTAATTGTTGGTCCATTAACTGTTGATCCCTCAATTGTTGTTCTCGTAATTGTTGTTCTCGTAATTGTTGTTCTCGTATTTGTTGTTGTTCTCGTAATTGTTGTTCTCGTATTTGTTGTTGTTCTCGTAATTGTTGTTCTCGTAATTGTTGTTCTCTTAATTGTTGGTCTCTTAATTGTTGGTCTCTTAATTGTTGGTCTCTTAATTGTTGGTCTCTTAATTGTTGGTCTCTTAATTGTTGGTCTCTTGATTGTTGATTATTTTTATCATTATAATTATTTAATTGGTCAAAATTATTAAAAAAATTATTATTATTATTATTATTATTTTGAATTATATTTGTATTTATAGAATCATTTTTAGGAAAATTCTCACTTGTAAAGTCTATAGAGGATGATGAAATATTATGTCTCATATTACCATTAACAATATCTCGTTCGGATTGTAATTTTTTAAGTCTATCCTCAAAACTTGAAATATCTTCATCAAAGTTATCATTCATTATAGGTTTATCAATATTATCTAAACTATAAATATTTTCATCTAGATCATTAGCTAGTCCATTAAATCCGGTATTAAATTGTGACGAATCCATAGTTTGAAAATCAGATTGGGTAATAACTTTATTAAATGGTCTAGTAGAATTATTAAAATCATTTACATCATTTGGATTAGAAGATGTGCTAGGAGGCCTATTGGGTACTAGATTTATATTGGTATTATTGTTATTAGATATATTTTTAGTAGATGTAGGCCGATCAATCAATTTATTTCCACTATTTGGAAATGAATTAAAATCTCTTTGGAATTTTAATTCAGAAGGTTGTTTATTTAAGTTAGATAAGTTATTAGTTTTACTTATTTCTTTTAAAGATTCATTAAGCGAATATTTATTAAATTGTTCAAATATAGAATTAAAATTATTATTACTAATTTTACTGATATCCATGGATTTATATATAATTTTCATATTTTTGATAAGAATATCGATTAATTCTTGTTTACCTTCTCTTGTTAAATTTTGATAATTAGATTGTTGCAATAATAATTTATTTAAAGATGATATATTATCTTTGGAAAAAAAGATTTTATGATATTTATCGGTCATAATATTTATAAATAAATTATTTTTTTAATTATAATATTATCATATATAATCAAGTTAAAGATTTATCAGATAAATTTGAATAAATAGATTCGGAATCATCATTATTTTTAATATTTTTTTTATTAATAATAGTTTTATTATTATTTTTTTTTTCAGATATATTTGAAAAATTTGATTCAGAATCAGAATTATTTTGAATTGGTTCATTTAATGAAGGATAAAATATATCGGTAGTATTATATTGATCTTTTTCCAACATACCTAATAATATTAATGCCATTTTAGCAGCATATTGTTCGCCTTCTTTTTTTGAATTTCCTATCCCAAATCCAAAAAATTTTTCTTCAATTGGAGTATTTCTATTAGCATCATGTTTTTCTACAGCCATAATATATTTTCTTTTATGTGGTGGTCCTTTATGATATAATGTAGCATATTGTGGCGATGGCCATTTTTTTTGATGATGAAATCTTAATAATATATCTTTATAATTATTATCACAATATAATTTTTCTGAATAATCTATTAATGTTTCTAATAAATTAGTTAATGCATATACACATACTTCATATCCATTAGATAAATATAAAGCCCCTATAAAAGCTTCGAATATATCTTCATGTATTTTATCTAAATATCTACCATTAATATTTTCTATTTGTTTACTAATTATAAAAAATTTATCTAAACCTAGTTCTTTAGACATTGTTGCTAAATTTTTTTTATCTTCAATTTTAGTTTGTAATTTAGTCATAAATCCTTCATTTTGTTTTGGATATCTAAAAAATAAATAATTTGATACAATTAATTTGATCACTCTATCACCTAAATATTCTAATCTTTCATAACTCTCATCTCTTAATTCTAATAAATTATTATTATTTAATTCTTCTTTAACTAATTCTAAAATATGTGGTGGATATATATCTTTTTTACAATATGATTTGTGAGTAAATGCAATTTGAAAATATTCAATATGATTAATTTTATTTATTTTTACATTACATTTTTTTAAAATTTGAATAATATCATTATTGTTGATCAAGATATTATTCAAATTATAAGGTATATGAATTACTTCATCTTGTCCTTCATTATTTTTGACTATAAATCCTTCTTCTATGTATTTAGACATTAATACTAATTAATTATTATTTCTATAAATAAATATTCAATTTTTTTTATTTTTTTAACATTTTTCTATAATCGTCCATATTTTTTTCAAAATGTTTCATACCTTCTTTTGCAATACTTACAGAATCTAAACCTTTATGTTTTTCTTTCATTTCTTTTTGAATAGTAGATGCTATCTTTTGTGCAACAGGTCCAACGGAAATATTAAATTTTTTAGCAATAAATTTTTTTAAATCTAAAAATGCTGTAAATCCTGGATTAGTAGCTCCACCTAATTGATTATTTTTATCAACAAACATATCTGATATATCAGTTGTAGTATGCATATTAAAAAATTCAGATAGAGATTTATTATCAAGTTTTACATTAACATTTACACCTTGTGATTTTAAATCAAGGAAAAAACTTTTAATATCATTTACATTAATATTATTATTACGTCCTCCGTTTTGTTTTAGTGATTCTTGTAATTGTTTTTCTAATTGTGATGTTGATGATGATTCAGTTTCAGCTTCTAACATTTTAAGTAATCTATTTATATCATTTGTATTTATATCCATATCATTATTAGCATTAACCATTTCTTTATTTCCACCTAATTGTTGCATATTAGGCATAAAAGATGATGTTTCAGAGAACATTTCTTTATTTCCACCTAATTGTTGCATATTAGGCATAAAAGATGATGTTTCAGAGAACAT